TTTACACATTTAACCAAGCCTAAATTTGAGGTGTCGGTATTTTAGGATAAATTGTCTAACTTTGTTAAAATTCATATATAATGGGATTACTTGACTTTTTTACTAAAAGACAAAAACTATCAACTGTTTTACCACAGATACCTTTTAACGGACAAGTTGCAATACAACAAGGGATAATAACTTGGCAAGGTGGAGATAATATTAGCTTTGTTCGTGATGGTTATATGGCAAACGATATTGTTTATTCTATCGTAAAGTTAATTACAGATAAAGCAAAACTTGCTCCATTCCACGTTTACAAAGTTGTTGATGAAGTATCTGCTAAAAAATACAAGGCTTTAATGAGCCAACCAGATAAGATTGATAATTGGAAAGATGTACAAAAACTGCATAAAAAAGCGTTTGAACTTTATACAGGCGATGCACGATTAAACGAGTTATTAAAATATCCAAATCAAGAAGATACATTTGGCGATTTCGTAGAATCGTGGTGTGCTTTTAAGTTAATCACAGGTAACTCTTTTGTTTACGCAAAGATGATTGAAGGTGGTAGTAATGAAGGAAAGCCTTTTGAGATGTATGTTTTGCCTTCACAGTATATGTACATATTAGCGGACATTCAAAATTTCCCTCCAACTATTGCAGGATATCAATTAAATTATGGTCCACTATGGAACTTTGATAAAAAAGAAATATTACAAGATAAATACATAAACTTACAATGGAATACTACTGGGAATCAATTGTATGGTCAATCACCATTGATGGCTGCTGCGAAAAACTTGACTCGTTCCAACGAAGCGAAGACTGCTGCGGTTGCTTCTTTCCAGAATGGTGGTCCAGCTGGAGTACTATTTATGAATGATGAACGCTTTGACCCTATTAGTGGAACACAACAAGCACAAGCACTTAAAAAGGCGGTAAGTGAAAAAGGTGGCTCTGCTAACTTTAATTCAATTGCGGTTAGTGGTTACAAAGTAGATTGGAAACAAATCGGATTAAGTCCTGTTGAATTAGATATCATTGAAAGTGAGAAGTGGGATATGAAAGCACTTTGTAACATTTACGGAGTACCTGCTCAACTTTTAAACGATAGCGATAACAAGACTTATAACAACCAAAGAGAAGGAGAAAAGGCATTGACATTGCGTTGTGCTATTCCTTTGCTTACAGGTATTAGAGATAACTTAAATCGTAAACTACATTCTGATTGGGGTTATCGTGGTACAAACATTTATGTTGACTACGACCCATCTGTTTATGGAGAATTAGAAGCAAACAAATCGGAGCAAGTAGAATGGTTAGATAAAGCGTGGTGGATTGCACCAAAGCAAAAGATGGATATAATGGGATTAGAGATTCCTGATTACATTGACCAAACAGAAATGGAAAAATTATACATTCCATCAAGTTTACAAAGTCCAGATGAGTTCCAACCATTAACACTACCTGAATAATGATTTGGCAAGATTATAGGAAACTATACTTAAACGCAATAAAAACCTACTCACCTAAGTTCAAGAAAGAACTACAAAGGCAAGTGGATACTTATTGCGATACCCAAGATTTAAACGCTATTAGCGATAAGAAGATAAAAAAGACCATCCAAAACGTTCATATTGCAATGGGCGTTAAGATGGCACAAATTGCCGAGAAGAATGTTTCTAAATCGGTTAAAGGTTATTACGGACCAGAGGAGTTTAAAAGTAAGCAAACTGACTTGTTTACTTATGTGATGCTAACCTACCTTGAACTAAAAGGCTTAGACAATATTGCAGCAGAGATAACTCAAACAACTAAAAACCAAATTCAACAATACTTAATGAAGTCAGTTGAAGAAGGTTTAACGATGCAAGAAACAATTAAGCTATTAAGAACGGCTGGGATAACGGATTACCGAGCAGAGATGATAGCAAGAACGGAAACAGGTAGAGCAGCGAACATTGGCTCAATGGTAGGCACGGCATCCACAGGACTTGTAACTATGAAAGAGTGGATAGCAGCAAGAGATAATCGAACAAGACGAGTTCCGAGAGATATGTTTGACCATTATCATATGGATGGAATAAAAGTAGCATACGATGAAAAATTTAATGTTAAAACTAAGAATGGCGGTTTTGAGCAAATGTTACATCCTTGCGACCCAAGTGGAAGTGCTGGGGATGTTATCAATTGCCGTTGTACGTTAGGCTATGAAGCCGTGCGAGGCGAAGATGGAAAGCCAAAAAGGTTACAAGATAACCCACCGAGAGGAGATATGGGGTTAGTATGGAATCTAATAAATAACGTCGCTTTAATGCAAATTTCTAACTTAATAAGAGATTTGTTAGCAGATTAAAAAAAATTAATAACTTTGTTATATGAGTAAGATTGAAAACAAAAGCTACAATGATATGATTTTGGATATAGAGCCAGAATCAAGAACAGTTAAAGCGTGTTGGTCAAGAATTGGAAACGTTGATTTGGACAATGATATTATCGTTGCTGAAGCGTTTACCAAGACTATCAAAGAACGTGGACCAAAAGGCAAAAATATGATTTGGTCTTTAGTAGACCACAAAGCTGATATGGCACACACTTTAGGTAAGCCTAAAGAGTTATACATTGAAGGCGATATGCTTGTTGCGGTTACTGACTTAATAGAAACTGAATGTGGCGAAGATGCTATCAAGTTATATGAAGCTGGTTTAATCAATCAACACTCAATCGGTTTTAGTACGTTAAAGTCAGATGTAAATCAAAAGACTGGTGTTCGTACAATTACCGAATTAAAACTATATGAAGGTTCTGCGGTTCTTTGGGGTGCTAATCCAGAAACTCCAACATTGGGTTTCAAGGGTGAGTTCAAAGAAACAAAAGAAAACTTATCAATAAGATTAGAAAACTTAATTAAGGCATTTAGAGGTGGTACATTCACAGATGACACCTTTGCTTTGATGGAGATTCAAATAAAACAAATACAAGCTGAGTTATTGGCTTTGGAGATTACTGAAACAATCACTCAACCCGCTGAAGCAGTTGAGCCGACACCAGTTGTTGAAGAAAAAAATGATGAGGAAGTATTAAAGGCAATTAAGCAATTTAACAATCTATTTAAAAAGTAAAAATGGAAAATTTAATCAACGAAATGGCTGAGAACCTTAAAGGTTTCCAAGCTAATGCAGAAGCTCAAATTAAAGAGGTGGCTGCACAAGTAACTGTTGTAAAAGACGAGTTACAAAAACAAATTGACGGACAATTAGCTGCACAAAAGAAAGCTGAGAAGAAAGAAGTAAAATTCATCGACCAAGTTATCTTAGAGAAATTAGATGGCAATTTCGATGCAATGGAGAAGTCTTTAAAGAACAATGGTAAGTATCGTTTAGATTTAAGCGATGTTAAGACTATGACTTTAAGTGGTAACTTAACTGGTGATGCACAAGCATCTTATGCTCCTAATCCAGCTATCCAACCTTCTCAAAGTTTAAACTTTAGAGATTTAATCCCAACTGTAAGAAGCGAAAGCGGTCTTTATGTTTACTATCGTGAGAATAGCGGTTTGACTAACAATATTGCTGCTCAAACTGAAGGTTCTAACAAAGGTGAGAACAACTACTCTTTGACTGAAGTTAAAGTTGTAAACGATTACCTTGCTGGTTTCTCTACTTTCTCTAAGCAAATGTTGAAGTCATTACCTTTTATGACTCAAACTTTACCAAGAATGTTACAAAGAGATTTCTTCAAGGCTGAGAACGCTGCGTTTTTTTCTACTGTATCTGGTGCTGCAACAGGTTCAACTACAACTGCTGAAACTAACGATTTGTTACAATTAGTAGATTATATCGCAAACCAAAAACAAGCAAACTTTGTAGCTTCATTTGCATTAGTATCTGAAACTCAAATGGCTCGTTTATTGAAAGCAACTATCGCTGCTGGTTACTATGCTGGTGCTGGTAGTGTTATTGTTAACCCTAATGGTGGTATCACAATCTGGGGTGTTCCAGTTGTTGCTGCATCTTGGGTAACTGATGACAAAGTATTAATCTTTGATAACAGCTACTTAGAAAGAGTTGAAGTTGAAGGTTTAGCTATTGAGTTCTCTTATGAGAATGGCGAAAACTTCCAAAAGAACTTGGTAACTGCTCGTATTGAGTGTTACGAAGACATCAACTTAATGTTGACTACTTCTGCAATCTTTGCTGATTTAGGTAACGTATAGTTCTAAAGGTTTAGTAAATAATGACCCCTACCAATTCGGTGGGGGTTTTTTATTGGAATAAATTAAGTAATTTTGTAAAAAAAGGATATGTCTTATTCTAATTATATAAATGACTTTAGTGCAATGCCTTTGGGTTCTACTTGTGAGCCTGTAACCTTAGCAGAAGCTAAAAGTTATGCAAGAGTAACAACCAACGCAGAAGATGCTCTAATTGAAATTATGATTAGTTCTGCAAGAGAGGCAGTTGAAGTAGCCACAGGATTGAGTTTAATCCAAAAAGAAATAGTTGTATTTTTTAACAATGTAAGCGGTAATTTCCCAATACCATTTGGTCCAGTAAATATCAACACATTTCAATTGTATGATATGGGGCAAGATGGGTTAGAAATAGAAAGCCCAGATTATGATTTAATTGGTGGAATACATCCTACATTGGGTTTCCCAAGATATGCTAATCTAAAAGCTACATATTTTGCTGGTTCTACAACAATTCCTAAAGACCTTAAATTAGCCATATTAGACCAAATTTCTTATGACTATGAAAATAGAGGTTTAGATGGTGATTCAGGTATTTGTGAAAAGACTTGGAAAGCGTGTCAGAGATGGACAAGAATAAGCCCAATTTTATAATATGAAGTTAGGAAAAGCGAAAGCAAACTACGTTGATGCCAACACGATGACTCGTCAAGTTGGAATCTATGCGCCAACAAGGGTTAGCGATGGTCAAGGTGGATATACTACCACATTTGCCCTACAAAGCACAGTTTGGGGCGATTTAAGACCAGATAATCAAGTTCGTGAGATAGACCAATCGGAATTACAATTTGACCAAAGGAACAGGCTTTATATTCGTTTTGGGGTTACTATTAACGATTCATACGAAGTAGCGGTTGAAGGCGATAGATATACAATACATTCTATTAAGAACGTTGAGAACCAAAATAGGTTCTTGGAGTTAATAATTTACAAATAATGGCATTTAGCGTAAACTTAAATGGACTAAAAGACATTCAAGATGCTTTAAAGAATATTGATGTAAAACTAAAGCAAGATGTAGGCGATGAGATTAACGCTTCAGCTTTAAAGATATTAACCGATGCCAAAAGACTTGCTCCTGTCAATTTCGGGCAATTAAGGAATCAAATAGCTTTAGTACAAGAAAGCCAATTAACATTTGGGGTTGAATCAAAGGCATCTTATTCGCCTTATGTAGAATTTGGTACTGGTCCACAAGTAAATGTTCCAGCTGACTTTACATCCTATGCAGCACAATTTAAAGGTCAAAAAGGTAACAAATTTAAGGACTTTGTTGATGCTTTGACTTTATGGGTTAAGCGAAAAGGCATTGGGGATGGCAAAAATGATAGAGGTTTGGCTTTTGTTATTGCAAGGAGTATATTGTCAAAAGGTATGCGACCTCAACCTTTTTTGATACCTTCGTATGAAACGGAGAAGCCAAAATTAATACAAAGACTAAAAAAATTGTTAGATGTTAAATCCTAATATTGAGATAAAAAAATGGTTTTATACCAACTTGACAAGTGCAAGTGGATTGGTTGTTTACGATGGTTTTGCTCCAGAGGGTGCAGGTGATGAATATATTGTAATGACAGGTAGGACATCAAGTCAAGACCAAGGCAAAGCTGGATACACAAATAGTATTAGCATCACAGTTGATATTATTACAAAAAATGCTAACTTTGGTTATAAACGTGCTGAAGCTATAAGCGATTTGATATTAGAAGATATAAACTCGGATACAACAATAACCTTATCAAATGGTTTTGGTGCATCAAGTTTAAGTGTAGAAAGTATTAGAAATTTAGATGGCTTAAACCCTTTAGATAACGTTTTTAGAGTATTGATAACTTATAACATTATAATAACACAAATTTAAAATTAAATAAAATGGCAGAAACAAAAGTAAGCGGTAGAGATTATATCCTCTTAGCTGACATAAACAATGATGGTACATACAAGGCAGTCGCTTGTTTGACTACAAACTCTTTGACATCAACTAATGACACAATTGATGCAACTTCTAAATGTGGCAACCAGTACACTCCAGCACCTTCTTTTTCTCAATCTTTTGAGTGTGAAGGTTTTGCAATTGATGAAACAGGAACTCCTTCTAAAGATAGCTACCAACAATTATATGCTGCTCACGCTGCTAAGACTTTATTCGCAATTAAGATGGGTAGAGCAACTCCAGTTGCAGGTGATGTTTATTACGGAGGTACTGCTACAAGTTTAGTATTTATTAGCGATTTCGGTGTTACTGCTGATGATAAGGATGATGTTAAATTTACTGCAACTTTCGTAGTAAGTGTTCCTCCTATTGAACAAACTGAAGTACCAGTATAAATAAAATAAAAAACTATGTTTGAATTAAAGACTGACAACAACACAATCCACTTAAAGTGGGGAACTTGGGCTATGAAAAGGTTTTGCGAATTAGAGAATAAAAATCTAATGCAATTAATTGAGGTTTTATCTGGAGGGGTTTATGACTTAGATACAATCGTTCATATTGTTCAAGCCGCAGCAGAAAGTGGATGCAAGAGCCTTAAAAAGCCTATTGACTTTGATGAATTTGATGTGTGCGAATGGATAGACCAAGTTGGTGGGTTATCGGCAAAAGATGGACAATTGGTTGAGTTTATGAGATATATGCAAGACTCAATGACTCCAGATTTAAAGCCAGAGAAAGGCACGGATGAAAAAAAAAATTAGGGTTTTATAGTTGGGACTCAATAATTATTCTCGCTATTGAAGTTGGCTTAACGATTAACGAGTTTTGGCAATTGACGTGGCGAGAATTTTTGTTGTATAAAAGGGCTTATGATAATAAACAGTTAAAGGAATGGGAACGAACAAGGATGATTAGTTATTTGATTTATAAAGCTAATACAACCGATAAAAGTCCTAAAAGCATTAAAAGTTTCTTTCCTTTGCCAAGTGATGAAGTTGAAGATGATAAGCCAAAAATAACCCAAGAACAATTGGCAAGGACATTAAAGTTGTATGGAGTAAAATAATAAAATGGCACAAGAAACGTTAAAAATTACGATAACCGCAGACAATCAACAAGCGGTTAAAAATATACAAGAAACAGTTACCGCAACGCAAAGTTTAGGTACTGCGTTTAAAACGTTGCCAAGTACAAGCAATCAAGCAACTAATGCATTAACAAACTTATCAAGAGTTGCACAAGATGCTCCTTATGGATTTATAGGTATTGCGAATAACTTAAATCCATTATTAGAATCGTTTCAAAGATTAAGTAAGGATGCTGGAGGTGCAGGTGGTGCTTTAAAAGCAATGGCAAGTGGTTTAATGGGTCCAGCAGGTATTGGCTTAGCTTTGGGTGCAGTTTCATCAATTTTAGTCGCATTTGGTCCTAAAATAGCTGATTTTATAAGTGGCACAAACGAAGCCACAAAAGCAGAAGATAAGTTTGCACAAAGTTTAAGTGATGCAAGAGCCGAAGCAAGTGAGACAGGAATAAGATTACAAGCATATTTGACAATTACTCAAAATGCAAGTGTAAGTGATGAAAGAAGGGCGGAGGCATTAAAAGCGGTTAAAAACGAATTAAGTAAAGTAAATTCTGCTTATGCTTCAACAATTACAAATGTTGACCAAGCAAGAGCAGCGGTTGATTTATATACACAAGCACTGGTTGCACAAGCTATAACATCAAGATATATTGATGAAATTGCTAACAAAACAATTGCTTTAGCTGATGCAAATAAAAAAATAGTTCAAACAGGTAGAGAATATTATAAGACTTTAGAGATGGCAACTCAAATGTCTAATGGATATTCCGATGCTTCAATTGTTCAAGCTGGTTCAATAAATAAAGCAAAAGATGCTAACATAGATGCTCGTAATGCTGCATTAGCTTTAAGAAGCGGAATAATTGGATTAAATACTGAGTTAACAAATACAATAAATTTAGCTTTAAATAATCCTTTTTTCTTATTAGATAAAGGTGCAAAGCAATTAGCAACATCAACAAAACAAGTTGCTGATAATATCAAAAAAATAGGTGGTGAGGCAAGAGGAATTACAACAGATATGACTGCACCTGTATTATTACAAAGAGGAGCAGCACCAACAATAACAAGTCCAACAGGAGCTGCACCTTTAGGTGGTAGAACAAGTGGATATGATGCTATTAAAATAACAAATGATATTAATGAGCAAACTAAAGCTCAAGAGTTATTTAACTTTCAATTACAACAAACTCAAGCAATTACTAATTTACTTGCACCAGCATTTGATAGCGTAGTACAAGCAATGGTAATGGGCGAAGATATTGGTAAGGCTTTAGAAGCAGCATTTAAACAAATTGTTATTCAATTGATTTCAATGGTAGCACAAGCCTTATTGTTTAAAGCTATTATGGCAGCAATTACAGGTGGTACAAGTGTAGCTACAGATGCAGTTGGTGGTGGTGTTGGAAGTGGAGCAGGTAATTTCTTAGGGGAATTCTTATTAAAGGGTTCTGATTTGGTTTTAGCAACTCAAAGAGCAAACAACAACTTAAATATTAGACGAGGCAATTAATGGCATATACTAATAAATACAAAATAACAATGGCTACCAAAAGCGGTAGCATATCAACACTATATTTACAAGAAGATGGTTATGCAGGTGCTATAATAGAATATCCAGCTATTAGTTTGCAAATTCAATACATCCCAAGAAGCGATGATATTTTTGAGGCAATTTATGTTAGTCAGTTAAACGTTATTATAGATGTTACTGATAACTTAAACAATATGCCTGACTTTACTTCTTTAAACGATAGAAAGTATTTATGTAAATTATTTTACGATACTACTTTAGAATGGCAAGGATGGGCATTAAGTGATTATGTTCAATTTTCATATACAACAGGCAGAAAGGAATTATCTTTTAATGCTATTGATGGATTAGGTATGCTTGAAAGAATACCATATCAATTGCCTGTTGATTATTCTTTAATTGATAGAATTACTTGTTTAGCTTTTTTACAAAATTCATTAAGTAATATTGGTTTTGGTTTAAATTTAATAAGTGGAATAAGTTTGTATGCAACATCTATGTTAAATAGAACAGTAAATACTTTTAACGAACCATTGATACAATCTTATCAAAATTATGCTTCAATAACAAATAATAATCAAGAACCTTATAATTGTTTAAAAGTAATAAGTGATATTGCCAAAGGTTTTGGTTGCCGTTTATTTCAAGCACAAGGCAAATGGTATATTGTACCTTTAACTCAATTTGCACAATCAAGTTATTATTTTACAGAATATAACACAAGTGGAACAGTTGTTACAAGTGGAACAAAGTCATTAACTGGACAAATACAAGGATATACAGGTAATACAAGTAATTTATTTTATGTTGAAAATAGTCAATTTAAAATATTAAGAAAAGGGTATAATAAAATAAGATTAGAAAAAGAAATTGAATACCCAAATAATTACATAACTAACTGGGATTTAAAAAATTATACAGTAGTAAGCCCAACAGAGGGTAATGCTTTTGGATGGGTTGAAAGAAGGGAAACAGGTGGTATTATATTTATCAAGAGTTATCCAGAGAAAGAGTACAATTCATTTATTCTTAATAACACAGTTTCAGCTTCTCCATTTGATTTAGGAGTAAGCCCAATAAATTTACCTAAACTTGGTATAAATGAAACGGCAAAAATAAGTTTTGATATAAGTGGTATTGGAGTTCCAGCAAGTGGTCCAGATGGATTATTTATTTTAAAGGTAACATTAGTAACTCCATCTTTTACATACTATATAAATGACAAAAAGGAATGGGCAAATATTGGAAGTAATTATTATTATTATCCTTTTGATGCTGCTAATGCAAAAGCTAATTTTACATTACAAACTCCACCAGCACCAGATAATGGCGTATTTGCATTTGAGTTAGTTTTAGCTGATAATAGTTCTCCTTATTGGAAATCTACTGTTGCTGGAGTTGAGGTACAAAAATTCAACCTTCAAATTGTACCTTCATTTATTGGCTTTAGAACTGAAAGTTTTGTAAATGATACAGAAGAATATGTTTTAGATATAGATTTGCCATTAGGTTTTAATCCTAACGTTGATGGTAATTATTCTTACAGAGGTTTTATAAGTAATTCAGTTGGAGAAAATTTAATTGGTTGGTACAGATTTGAATACCCTTTAGATATATATAGAAGTTTAAGTGAATTAGTAGTCAAGCAATATTCAAATTGCTTACATACTAATGTAATAAATATTGATAGTTCATTTATGGGTATGAATACAACAAACGGAAGATTAAGCGGTGCTATGCGTTTAACTTCTGCTGATACAGACCCAGCACAAATAAATGTTAGTAATAAAAAATACATTTTAGGTAATTCAACTATTGACTTACAAAATGATATTATACAAGCTACTTTATTGAATATAAACAATGAAAATGTTGAAACAACTTTAAGAACTGTTTATTCTAATAACAACCTTTCAAATGTAGTATCTGGTTATGGACATTTAAGGTCAACGGCTTATACAACTAAAGAAGCAGCTTATGCAGCACCTTTAACAAGTAATTTAGTTTATTTAGAAGATATTGGAGTTCCAAGTGTAGGGGATGTTTATTACACAAATGAACTTTTAATAACTCCTTTTAATGGTGCAAACTTATGGTGGAAAGTAATGACAACAGATATATCGTTTAAAGCATTTAAAATAAGTGGTGCTGGAGTAATATTGGAAGCATACGGATAATTGATTAAATTTGTAATATGGCAGCAGTAATAGGAAAAAACGTTATGCTTTATTGGCATAGAACAGATGTTGACCCAGAGGTTGATGTCGCTTTTGCGTGTAGTACAAATTGTACGTTTAATGTAAGCGTAGACCAAAAAGAGGTAACAAGTCAATCAAGTGCTTGGTTTAGAGAATATAAAAACGATGTGGCTACTTGGAATGTAACCTGTGATGGGTTAATTACTTTAAGTGGCTTTTCTTATTTGTTTATGCTTGAAAAGCAGTTAGCAAGAGAGCCAATAGAGATTAAGTTTGTTGTTGATAATGGAGTTGATGGATTGGTTATTATTAACGGAACTTGTAATATATCAAGTTTAGCAATAAACGCACCCCAAAAGGATGTGGCTACATATAATATAAGTTTACAAGGTAGCGGAGTATATGGAATAACAGGAACAACTGTTGACCCAGAAGGAGTTATTATAGTAGGTTCAAACCCTGTTAAGACAAAAGGTTACACGGCAATAGGAGGGGAAACATCAATTACATTTACTGACACAATAGGTTATTCTTGTCTTTACGTTTCAAGAGGTGGTGTGGATGCACAAAACATTTTAACAACAGGAACTGCAACAGGTGATGATGTTAAGTTTGTAAGTGCGACAGGGGTATTGACTTTTGGTAGAGTTTTGGTAGCAGGGGAATATATTAGAGCATTATTTCAATAAAATATTATGAGTCAAATTCAAGTAACTGGCGAAGCAAAAATAAGAACATTAACTGGTGCATTAACTGCAACTGCTGGGGTTGTTACTTCAGTTCCTTTAGGTGATGCAAATGGGGTAGCTACTTTAGGAGCTGATGGAAAAGTACCATCTGCTCAATTACCAACTTTAGGTTCTTCATATAAAGGAACTTGGAATGCTGCTACTAATACACCTTACATTGTAGATGGTGTTGGTACGGCAGGGGATTATTATTTAGTTAGTACAGGTGGTACTTGGAATGGAATAGTGTTCGTTGAAGGTAACACAGTAATTTATTCAGGAAGTATTTGGCAAAGAGCTGGTGGTGGAACTGGGACAGTAACTTCGGTTGCTCTTTCTGCTCCTGCTGCTTTTTCTATTACAGGTTCGCCAATTACA